GCGTGATCCCAGTGAACGAAGAGTAAGACCTTACGAAGATTTGGTAGGGTATGAAGGTGTTATTACGATGGGCGATAGAACGGATAGCGGTATTATTTTAGACGCTATTGGTGATATTAAGACTAATACGCCAGTAGGTGGAGGAGGTCTTTATTCTTTTCATATGGGGAAAAACGTTGAAACTGGCGAACAAGCATGGGCTTCTATGAATCCTATTGCGGAAAGATTTCAAGATAAAATAGTATCAGTTCACGAGGCAACAGGTCGTCCTGTTTTAGGAGTGCATATGTTGATGGGCCAAGATGCGTCAAATTTTAGTGTCCCTGTTGTCCAAGCTATGGTCAATCAATTAGATCAAATAAAAATTCCAAAATCTGATTTAAGTAAATTTGATGAAGTTGTTAACAAAGAGATTGCTATAAAAAATAAAAAAATCAGAGAAAATAATGAGAAAGAATTAGAGCAAGCAAAAAAAGAAGGTAGAGATCCTATTTTGGAAGAAGAAGTAGTTCCATTTGTCGGATTAAATGACCCAAGATATTTTGACCAATTATTAGGGTTAAATGAGTTTCCAAGAGAAGGGTCTGGTGCTTTAAGGAAGTCAGTAATTGAAACAATGTCAAAAGTTACAATTTGGGGACCATTAGGTTTCCCAAATTATAAAGATGTTTTAAAGGCAGTGAATGTAGATGAACTTGAAAAACTAAGAACAGGGTCTTCGGGTTATTCTCTTTTTGAATTTGATCCAAGCGTCGATCCTAAGAAACTCCCTGCTTCTCCACATCCTTCTTACGCTTACGGGATTCCTGGAAAAGATTTTGGAAGATTAGAAAGAGCCGATATCCCGTTTCATGTAATGTATCCTGACATTGCAGAACAAACTCGTCACCAAACACAAACTATTAAAGCAAAAATTGACACAAAAACAGGAAAAGAAATTCCTGAACATGAAATACCAAAAACTTTTGATCAACACAGATTTACTGGAGCATTTGGGAAAAAATATAGTCAACATTTTGACGAGCGTTGGTTGCAAGGGGTTCTTGATTTTGTAAAACAAAATCCTATGATTGACGGAAGTAATATTCCTTTAGCATTCCTAATGCTTGGTGCAGCTTCGCTAAATACTCCAGAAGGAGAAACTGAATAATGCCACTACATAACTACATATGCACCTCTGGACACGTAGAGAAAGACGTATATTTTTCTTCTAATAACGGAGGAGCCAAAAAAACCAAACGTTGCCCGAAATGTAAATGCAAAAGTGAGATTCATTTTGGTTCGATGGGAGATTTCAATCGGTTAATGTCTACGCAGGGACACAACAAAGTTATTGCAGACCCGCAGACGGGAATGTTTTACGAAAACGCAACCGATAAAAAGGTAAAACTAAAAGCGTTAGGTTTAGAAGAAGGAAACAACCCAACAAAATCACAAATCGAAGCTGAAACTTATGATGCAAAACAAAAAGCAGAAAAACAAAAAGACGCTGTTGATTCAAGCGGAGTTTTGAGTGCCGATAGCTTAGATGAGGTTATGGATAAAATTGAGTGGGATAGGGTTGATAAGGGTGCTTCGGGTAATTTAAATAGAAATGTTGAAGATGGGTATGGATTTTAATTTGTAAACTTATTATAATAACAGTATGTAACTTTTTCCGTATGGTGCGGAAAAGATAACATGAAGGAGATAGTATGAGCGAGATCGCCACGGACTTCACTGCTGATTCAGGGCAGACCGAATCATCTGGTTCGTCAGACGGATCTACAGACAACTCATTTCAAGATATGCCTGAAATGGGCCTGGGGATGCTTGAGACGGATACGGACTCGGACCCTGTTGGAGCGTCGGAGCAGACCGATGGAGGAACGCAAACGCAACAACCCGCTAATGATAGCGGTAATCAATCAAACAATGATCTATCAGAGTTTGAAAAGGGTAGACGCGAAGCTGATCGTTACTTCCAACAGAAGAACGAAGCGTTTTTGGCTGAACGTCGGCAGTTTGAAGAAGAGCGTAGAAACTTTCAGCAACAACAACAACCGACGCAACCTCAACAGGGAGCAGAGTTAGGAGATGCTGAAACGTTGCGACAAAGGGCGATGCAAGTTAACGACCCTGAACAGCAACGTGCGTTGATGGAACAAGCTGCAGGTATTGAGTATGTTGATAAGATGGTAGAAGATCGACTTGCATCTACATTAGAAAAGATGGGGTTGAACAACTACCAACAAGATCGTCAGTTGTTTGCTAACATGGCAGAGCAACAACGATCATCACGAGAGTCAGAGTTAAAAGATCAGATTGAAGAAGCCAAAGGGTTGTTTGGTGAAGAATCATTGAAAGATGAATTAACTTTGCAGTTCATTACCAACAATAGGGGTTTGCTTTCAACGGTAAATCCAGATACAGGTAAAAACTTTACACTGTCGGAGTTGGTAGGACGTTGGACGGGGAAACCTGCACAACAAGCACAACAAGCTCGTGACAATCAACGCACTCAAAGAAATGTAGCTAAGGCGGGAGCTTCTAATCGTGGGAGCACTTCTGCTATTAGAGATTCTTCAGGTGGTCCGATAAGTCAATCACAAGCTATTGCGGAAATCGCTTCAACTATGTGATAGAGAAACTTTTTTCGGAGAATTAGAATGGCTCAAACCACAAGTGAGGTCTGGGATTCGCGGTGGAGTTCGACTCGTCGCACGATAGACCCAAAAGTTATTGACAATATTTTTGAGCCGTACAACGTTATCAATGCACTACGCAAACGCGGTATGCAGATGGTAGACGGAGGCGGTAAAGAAATACAAGTCATCTTAGAAAGCAGTGCAGGAACGGCAGAAGCATTTGATAAATACGATCCACTCTCAAAATCACCTCGTGATCCTTTTGAGTCGGCATTTTACAAGAGACGCTATTACGCGATTCCTATAGTACTGTCTGATACAGAAGATTGGGAAAACAGTGGAGCAGAACAGATATTTTCGTTGCTTTCTGCTTTGGGTGACAACGCAATGAACTCGTTGCTCAAGACGATCAACGAAGATGCTTGCGGTTCTCAGTCGGGTAAAAAGATGCTCGGTCTTCAAGATCTTATAGCTGATGCGGGGACGGGTACTGTTGGAGGCATTAACTCAGGAACTTCAACCTTCTGGCAGAATCAGTCTGACACAACGACTGCAACGTTTTTAGCCCAATCGACTACTAATATTTTTGACGGTGTTACAGAATTTAATACTGTTATGGATAGTGTTCGTAAGCAGGGCGGTCGTACTGATGCTATTATTACAACGTATTCTATTGCGGGTGCTTATCGCACTGCGTTAACTTCTCAAGGTTACGTAGAGTTGAACGGCACAAAACTTAACGGGCTTAACGGTCAAGAGTTTCCAGGATTTATGGGAGCAGAGATTATTGCTGACAACGATGTCTCTTCTGGTAAGGCTTACTTTGTAGATAAACGTTCGCACCAGTTGCGTGTTATGAAAAACGCAAACTTTAAGAAGACTCCGTTTGTATCGCTTCAATCGAACGGGCAGTTGGGGCAGCTCAGTTACATGGTAGCGGGGGTTCAGCAAATCACAAATAACCGACGTAGGCTCGGTGTTCACACTAACCTAACAGGTATATAGGAGATTAGCTGAATGGCAACTTGGAAAATGATCGGTGACGTAACGTTTAATCAAGATATTGATGCAACGTCAACGACACAGAAAGCTCCGCTCGGTGCAACGGTTAAGGCTCGTGATCTTGACCAAACGGGCTATGGCGATGCGGAGTTTGTTTATGGAGTAGGAGTAGCTTCAACAGCTGCAGGTGATTGTGTTACGATTGACGGCAGTGGATGGACTACTGCTCGTGCGTCGGCTAACGGTGTTGGTAAAGTTGGCATTGCTATGAGTGCCAATGTTGCAAATCAATATGGTTGGTATTGCGTTAACGGTACGGTAGCAATAACCAGTGGTGATGTAGCAGATGGAGCACAACTATATCTAACGTCTACAGCGGGATCGGTTGACGATGCCGTAGTAGCGGGTGATGTTATTTATGGTGCTTATGCTGTTGCGGATGATTCTGGAGGTACTACACTTTCCAGTATCAGTTATCCTTTCGTCAACAACGTGAGCAACTAACAAGTAGACTTTGATGGGGTGGGGGCATTCGTGTCCTCACCTGCATCATTAACTGAGGGGTAATGTTATGGCAAAACGCCAAACAAAAAAGAAGCAAGAGCAAGAACTTGAATATGAAAATGGATTTGACGCAATGGGTCAAGCAATCGGAGCAAAAAAAATTGACCCAGACGCAGATGCTTTGAAAATTGTCGAAGAAGCTAATGCTGAAGAGGTAGGCGAATTGGAACCTTTAATAGATGTTCAAGAAGCTGTTGAAGCAGAAACAAAACCTTCTTTACTTGAACAAATCCTTGATGAAGCTAAAGACGATCCTAATGCAAAAAAGCGTCTTGTTGAATTACTTTCTACAGCACCTAATGCAAAACAAGTTTTAGGAGTTGAAGCAGGTCAAGGTGTTCCAGATGGAACTTACAAAAGAAACTATCGTGGAGAAGAAGCGTTAAGGGTTTACGGTGGAGTTGAGGTAGAGCACCCTCCAGGATTTGAACCATCACCGCCAAGTTGGTTGCCGATGTATTATTCAAAAAACGGTGGCACTACTTACTTAAAAGATAAAGCGGTAAAAAATGAAGATGGGACTCCTCAGAAGACGGAAGAATACAAAACGTGGTTGGATCATCACAAAAACGGCACTTCAATGGACGGCAATATTAGGTTCGATATTGCTGCTGATCAAACCTTGCGTGACGATATTGGAGCGGTTCACGGATGAACGAACGTAGTCCTGTTGTTGGGGGCAATCAGAAAAGCGCAACGTCGTTTGGTTCGATTGCACAATTTGACGTAGTAGAAGCGGGAACAGTTTTAAGTGCTCCTCAGATGACTACAACACAACGTGACGCTTTGACTCCAACAAATGGTTGGATCATTTACAATCTTACGGATAACAAGGTCCAAGTACGAGAAAACGGGTCGTGGTCTAACATAACCTGATAGGTAATAACATGAATGTTACTAAGTGAAGGAATTGATTTAACATTAAGTAGAGTTGGTCTTGACCAAGCAAATACTGATTTTAAAAACAGGGCAAGACAATATCTAAATATTACTGCGGTTGAGATCGCAAGCTACCTTAAATGGTGGTGGCTAAATAAAACTACGACTTTTCGCACAACTAAAACGTTTACTGTTGCAAGTGTAAGTGGAACGTTTACAGCGGGAGAAACAATTACAGGTGCAAGTTCAGGTAAGACTGCGGTTGTAGATTCTTATGACGCTACAAACTTATTGCTTTATGTTTACAGCGAGAGCGGAGACTTTACCGCAGACGAATCAATATCTGGGGGTTCAAGTTCTGCTACTGCTACTTATAAATCTTCTGCAAACACTCGTGTTTATACTCCAATAGATGGATACGTTGGTGCGTTTTGGTCTTTCATGGACGAGACAAATGAACAACCAATTTCTATTGTTGGTCCTGATAAATATGATTTACTTGACGAGGATAGGTCTTTAACGGGAAACGTTTATAAAGCGTTGATCGGTGGAGTTGACGAGACTACAGGCTATCCCGTCGTTGCACTTTACTATACTCCAGATACAACTAATGTAATTATTAGAGTTCGTTATCAAGTAGCAATAGCGACTTGGGCGGAGGCTAACGATAGCGATTCGTTTATGAAGTTGGGCATACCACAAACTGGAGAAAGTGCGTTAGTCTACGGGGCGACTAAATTATTTCTACAAGAAAAAGGTGACGAACAAGGAGCACAACGAGAAGCGAACGAACTTGAACGTGCTATTGTTTTAATGAAACGTCAAAACTTATTGCAACAAGGTAATCGCAGATATCTTTCTTCGGACGACGACACAGACTTTACTGTAAGAACTGATACGTCGTTAGTTGTTGAGGTTGGCTAATGCCTATACAAGCTCAAACTGTTCAATATGGTCCGTGGAACATGGGGGTAAGATACGATGTCCCTGCTGAAGATGTCCCTGCAAATGGCCTACATGGAATGGAGAATACTCGACTAACGCAATCTGCAGCGATTGAACGAGCGTTGGGAACTGCAAGCTATGGAAGTCAATCTGCTATTAGCGGGACTCCGACGTTAACTGCTTGCGGAGAGTTTCGGGTTCCTGGAGGATCTGAGCAAGTGTTTATTGTTGCGGGCGATACAATGTATCGTTACAACTCAGGTTGGTCTGAGATTATGCCTTCGTCGGGTGTTACCATTACAGCGGGTAACGACAATACATTTGAGTGGTGTAGGGCGTTTACTACGTTAATATTAACAAACGGTGTAAATGGTCCGATCAAATGGGTCGGAGGTTCAAGCGATTGCGCTGCATTAGATGTCGATAGTCGTTTCACAACAGCAGAGCATTGTGCATTTTTCGACAACAGAGTTTGGATGGCAAACACAAACGCAAACAAAGATCGTGTTTGGTATTCTGACATAGGTGATCCTGAAACGTGGGGAGCTTCAAGTTTTTTTAATTTCGGTTCGCCAGTTACGGGGATACAAACTGTTCAAAATTCTTTAGTTGTTCATACGGAAGATTTTATAAGCGTTTTGATTCCTACAGGAAACGCAACGATACCATATCAACAACAACAAAAAACATCTACTGACCCACGCAACCCACAACATGGTGGAAGTATTTCTGGTCGAGCAATAGTAACTATTCCAGGAATGAATGCTCAAGTATTTCCAATGGACGACGGAATATATATGTGGTCTGGTGGAGAAGTTATTGAAAAAGTTTCTTATGCGTTAGACGTTTATTGGGATAAAATAAACAAAAGCAGACTTCACCAATCTCACGCAGTTTATTTTGCGGATCAAAACGAGGTATGGTTTTGGCTACCTTATAACGATTCGACAAATAGTTATAGTGCTACAAACATGAACCACATTGTGGTTATGTCGTTAAAGAACAGGTATCAAGATGAAAATACAGGAGAAGTCAGGTTTGCTTGGTATGGCCCTTTAACGGGAGCGACTACGACGTTTGAAAGAAATTGTTCGGCAATAATTTCTGACAAACCTCATGCGGGGACTTTTGGTGGTAAATTATTAGACCATCAACCTTCAAATACTTATAACCATGAGTCTGTTGCTTATAACAGTAATTTTGAAACTGGAGCACCTGCAGCATTTGGAGGGTCGATTGATTTACGTTGGCTTTATGCAAGGACGTATTACGACGGGTTAGGAGATTATGAACTAACGATAGATCAAGATTCTCAAGGAATCTCTGGTAGTTCAGGGAAGATAACTACTACTGGAGGTGGAGGTTCTTTTCCTTTTGTTCTAAATACGGATACTGTAGGGACACTTAGGATGGTTTCAAAAGATATAGACTTGAGTGGTTACGATGCTCATTCAAGTTTAAAATTTACAAACAATGAAAAAGATCAACCGTATCGTGTGCGTAGGACGTTGTTGCAAGCAAAAGTCTTAGGACTTCATAGAAAACCAAAGGCGGGAACTTAGAATGGCATATATAGCTCCAGGTGCATTTGCAGCTCAAGAGAGGGCAAAACAAAAAAACAAGAAACGAACAAAACCATTTGTCCCTCCAGGACAAGAAGCTGCTCTTGAAAGAAACAAACAAAGAAGAACGATTGAGGACGCTGTTGGTATTGGCACATCGGGTCAGATACAACAAGCGGTTGGGGACTTTGGTCAAGCTACCATTCAAGGTATGCAACAGGTAGGCGGTGCTACTCAATTTCAACCACAAACATATGCACAAACGCAACCAGGACAACCTGCTAATCGCCCATCTACGTTGAGTGCGTCGGCAACAGGGTCTATGGGTGGAGATACTACTCAAGTAGATACTACTACTCAACCTACTAAACCTTCTTTTGATTACACTGCGGGAGCAACTCTTCCACAAATAACTCAACCTGTCAATTTATCTCAATTAGCGGATCAGCAATTACAAAGTGCGATACAGTCAGGAACTGGTGCAGGTGCTTTTTTAGGCGGGCAAGGAACATTAGATACGGCTGTTGAACAAGCTAAACAAAGAGAAGCGTTAGGGCGTGAGTTTGGATATACTGATCCTACAGGGCAAAGGGGTTCAGGATTAATAGGTCAAGCTGAAGATGTTTTACGTGGTCGGTTGCAAGGTGGAGAAAATCCTTTAGTAAAACAACAAAGAGAAGATTTCTTGCGTCGTTCGGAACAAGAAGAAGATGCGTTGATGCAACGACTAAGTAGTTTAGGAGTTTTACGAGGCGGTGATACTTCTGAAGCTCTTGGAGATTTTATTGGGCAACGTGAGAGAACATTAAACGATATAAACGCTTTGGGTTATGACATGCAGACCCAAGCACTTCAAGGTGCGTTAGGATTTCAAGGTAGACGAGATGACTTAGGGTTAGCAGAAGAAGGAATGCGTCGTCAATCAGTGCAAGATTTAGCTTCATTGGCAAATCAACAAGCTGCAATGACTACTGCACGACAAGATGTAGCAAGAGGATTAAGGTCTGATGCTTATGGTCGTCAATCTCAATTAGATGATTTAGCTACCGCAGGTTTATCAAGAGAGCTTGCACAACGAGGTGACGTAAGATCAGAGCAAGCGTTAATAGGATCAGAAGGTCGAGCAGAAAGAGCAGAAGAAAGAGCACTGCAAGCTTTAATGGGATCAGAAGGTCGAGCGGAAAGAATGTTGGATTCTGATTTAGCTACCGCAGGGTTGTCGAGAGACATAGCGACAAGTGCCGAAGGTCGAGCTTTGGGTGCAGAAAATCGTCAAGACCGATTAGCACAACAAGAAATATTAGATCGTATTTTAGGAAGAGATATTTCTGGTCGTCAAACTGACATGCAAGCAGAAAGACAAGCAAGAGAATTAGGTTTGGCAAGGTCTGCTGATGAACGAGCAGAAAGAGCATTGCAACAAGATATTCTTGGTCAATCGTTAGCTCGACAAGCCACAAGAGCGGGAATGACGGGACAGTTTGAAGGACGCGATACGTTGCAGGGTATTGCTGCAAGAGGGGCAGAAGGAAGGGCTGAGTCTGCTGATGAACGAGCAGAGAGGGCTTTAGCAGAAGAATTGAGGACTTCAGGTCTTGCAAGAAGGTTAGCTGAAGCAGAAGTTACTGGAGAACTTGAGGGAGAAGGATCTGCACCTGCTCGTCGGACTCAAGCTGCATTACGTCAACAAGCAGAACTTGATGCGTTGGCGGGAGGAGAAGGTCGAGCAGAGCGTCAGTTGGATTCTGCTATTGGTGCTCAGAATTTACAAAACCGAATAGCCCAAGCGGGTGTTACGGGAATGTTTGAAGGTGAAGGATCTCAACGTCCTCAACGTTCAATGGCACTACAAGCATTAGAAGCGGAACAAGCGTTGCGGGCAGATGAGTTTGATCTTAGAAGAAGATTAGCTGAAGCAGAGCAAACGGGAAGATATGCTTTTGGAGATCAAGGTGATAAGTACGCTTCAAGGTTAGGGGAAACAACAAGATCACAACAAATGTTAGAATCTGACTTAGAAAGCAGAGATCTTCAACGTCGTTTAGCTGAAGCAGAACAAACGGGTAGATTTGTTTTTGCAGATTCAGCAGACGCAAGAGCTTCGGCTCAAGGGGAATTAACGGAAGACGCTGAAGAAAGAGCTTTTCGTAGGCAGTTAGCTGAAGCGGGACTTACTGGTACATTTGATGGAGAAGATACTCTCCAAAGACAATTAGCAGAAGGAGAGTTGTTAGGGGAGTTTGATGGTGAAACTACATTGCAACGTAGATTAGCTGAAGCAGATCGAACGGGTAGGTTGGCAATGGACCAAAGGGAGAGAGAAGAGATGATGAGGGGTGTATCTACTCAAGATTATTATGATAGATATTTAGACAGGCAAGCTACAAGAGCGGGAATGACGGGACAATTTGAAGGTGATGCTACAATGGCTGAACGTGCTTTAGGAGATCAACTAAGAACGTCGGGTCTTTCAAGAAGGTTAGCTGAAGCAGAAGTAACTGGAGAGCTTGAAGGAGAAGGAAGCCAAAGATCCAGAAGTACTTTATCAAAACAGGCGTTAGACTCGGATCTAAGTACTCAAGATTTAGCGAGAAGGTTATCACAAGCAGAAGCTACTGGAAAATTTTATGATCCAGAAAGAAGAAGAGATTTAGATACGATGCAAAGACAACAATTAGACTTTGAAAGAGATCAAGGTAGAATGGGTTCATTGTTATCTGCTATAGATGTTTTAGAACCAGATAGTGGTACGCAGAATGCGTTAAGAACAGAGTTAGGTGCAGTTTTAACTGACTCTGATTTTAGCAACAACCTACGAAGGTTGTTAAATACTCCAGGAGGAACTGTTGATACGAGTCAACAAGATACCAATAGTGAAATCCTTGAAATTTTAGCAGGTCTTCAAAAAAATATGCAAAGACTCAATAGACCCAGTACCCGAAACTCTCCGTAGGATAAAGGAAAAAATAAAATGACAGGAGCCGAATTAGCATTAATAGCTTCAGGCGTTGGAACAGTTGCTAATATAGGGGCGGGGTATTTTGGCGGTAAAGATGTTAAGAAAGCCAATAAAGAAAACCGTCGTCGAGCAGCAATGTCTAACCTTATTAGGTCTTTTGGCGTAGACCATAGACCCGTCCAACAAGATGTTGAGCTTGGAAAAACTACAAGGATTCTTCAAGGTATAGGGAAAGGTGCGAATACTATTAGCACTGGATTAAATCTTTATAATACCATGAAAGGGCAAGCATTAGCAAGGGAATCAGCAAAAAAAGCTGACGAGCTAAGAGGGTTACAAATTGACGAGCTAAAAAGAGCTTCAAGAGCAGAAGAAGGTGCGAGGGCTGCATTAGGAGCAGGTATGACTTCAGATCGACTTCCTACTCCTGATCCTATGTCTATAAGAGGAACTGCCTCTGAGGGTTTCACTTCTAACATTCCAAGATATAACCTTGATGATGCTCCGTCTCTTAGGACTTTGGGTAGAAGTGATACTCCATCTCTTGATGTTTTAGGCGAAACAAACAAAAATATCAGGGAAAGGTTTACAGGGAAGACTCCTTCTGTAACAGATGCAACTTCAGGTTTAGTAGAAAAACTAACTTCTTTAGCTAATCAAGGGATTACTGGAGATGGAACTCTTGCAACTTCTCGGATGCAAGGACCAGAAGATTTTGGTTTTGATCCTGGGTCTATTGAGTCTTTGTCTTTCTCGGCTACAATGTCTGAAAGGTTGGCTAAAGAACAAAAAGATTTAGCAGATCTTGAAAACAAAAAGGCAGACACAGCATATAAAAACATGTTAGCCAGTAAAGATCCAAATACATTAACTGCAATACAAAAAGCTCAAATGAATACTGCGGGAAGAAAGATTTTGTATGACTCTTTAAAAGCAGGGATGCCAAATTTTGTTTACAGTAGTTTAGGAGAAGGTACGTGGGAAGAATTTTCAGCAGACTCCTCAATCGCACAATCTTTAAAAGATTTAACTCCGACAGAAATTAAAGGATTAAAAAATGATTTTAAATCTGCAAAAGACGGATGGGCAAAAGTATTAAATGAAGACACGGACAAAGTTTTGCGTTCAGATATAAAGCCACTGCTTGATAAAAATCAGTTGTTTAAATATTCTGGAGGGTTGCAGTTTGCCTATCTTTCTATAGCAAGAGGTTATCTTGAAGGAACAGGTCAAGGTGACATTGCTATGATCATTGGTCTTGCAAGATTAAAAGATCCTGGCGTTTCTGTTCGTGCTGAAGATGTAAACACTGAAGAAAAAGCTATCACTGAATTAGAAAGACTTAAGTTGTTAGGTTCAGGCGAAAGGATCTTTGGTGAAGGTGGAAGGATGATACCAGAAGTTCGTAAGCGATTTATGAGCATGGGACAATCCTTGTATCAAGGAGTTATTGACGCTGTAAACGATGAAGATACAGGTCTTCCATCTATAAGACGAGCAGCCGAAGGGTTAACGTTGCCTGGTGCAGATTTAAAATCTATTAATCTTATTATAGATACATTTAATATGCCAAGCGTAGAAAGCTATGGAGTAGATCTAATAAAGTTAACTGAAAAAGATAGAAATCAAATAGGTGTGTCAAACGCAATCGACCAAGATCTTAATACAATTAATATGATATACGGTTATCCAGACTAAATAAAACTCAAATAAATTTTAATATTTAGGTATACATAATGGACGAAAAACAACAAGCCTTTCAATTTCACAAAGACTTAGAAGCGGTTAGAAATAGACAAATTACTGCTGATGATTTTCGCAGTAAATATTCTAAAGAACAAACAATGTATTTAAAGTCTGTTTGGGATAAATTAAAAGTAGAAATTGAAGACGAAGATCCAGGATTCTTTGCTCGTATGGCTGCAGGTTTTGCAACGACTCCAGAGGGTGAAGCTAATATATACAAAAACTTTGGCGTTGATGCAGAAGTAAATCCCGCTACAGGAGAAGTCGAAAGAAGAACAGGCTTTGAGGGTTACAGCAGACCTGTTGATCCTGAAGGTTTTGATTCGGGTGACATTGCAGATATGGTTGGTCGTGCTCCAAGAACATTAGGTTCAATAGCGATGAGTATTCCAGGATTAGCAACTACTCCCTTCACAGGACCAGTAGGTTTAGCTGCAGGGGCTACTGCGGGTGGAGTTTTAGGGGCGGGAGTTGAACAAGGGATAGGGAACCTTTTAGGATCACAAGAGGGTGTTAATACTGAAGATTTGTTAACGGAAGCTGCAATAGGAGCAGTTTCTGGAGGTGCAACTGAACTGGGGATCAAGGGGTTAAAGGGGTTAAACACTTTACTTCGTGGTAAAGGAATGACTCCAGACCTTAAAAAAAATATTACTGATAAAGCAAGAAAACTAAAAGATGATACTGGTGTTGAAATGCCTATACCTTTATCCTCTTTAACTGAATCTCCAACGGCTGCATCTTTTGAACGTAGAGGTGCGGAAGGTATTTTAACTTCTGACAAATTTAAAAGAAATTATGGAGATCCAATAGAGCAAGCGTCTGAAGAAGCTATTGAAAAAATAGGTGCTCCATTTCAAGGTGCAGTTGGAGCAGACGATGCTTCGGAACAAATATTTAGGTCTGCTGAATTAGCTAAAGAAGCACGTTCAAAAACCATAGAAGATGCTTACGGAAAATATAGGAGTTTGATTCCTTTTGATACTCCAATAACAACTAATCAGACTCAACTTGCTATAGACGAAATGAGAGATCGAACAGGGTCTACTGCTTTTGGTAAGGCTCGAAATATAAATTTAGATTCTATTCGTGTTGGTCCTAAAAATATTGAAATTGGAAAAAGAATACAAAAAATAACAGATAATTTTTCTAACGACATAAAACAATTAGAAACATTTGGAGAACTTGATGCGTGGAGAAAGAGAGTTGGTCAACTAACCGCAGACGCTACATATGAGAATATGGGGCTTACTCCATTTATAAAAAGAATATACGGTGCTATAAACGAAGACCTTGATATTCTTTTTAAAGAAGGTTCTTTGCCAAGTTCAGTTTCTGAGTCAGCAAAAAAAGCTACTAAGTTAGCTGAAGAAGACAAACTTTTAGATCAAACGGCTGCTTCTCGTTGGTTAAGAGACGAAGAAAAAGGAGAAGGATTAGTAAGAAAAATATTAGGAAATAATACTACAGCAAAACAGCTTCAAGGCTTAAAGCAGGTCATAGGAGCACAAGGCACACCACAAGGGCAAGTCGCACAACAGTATGGGTTAAATGCTATTCAGGCGTTACAGTCAGAAGCATTAGAAGAAATCCGTGACGCTTCTTTTGAAGCAGGGACAAAAAGCGGAACGCCTATTATTAGTGGTTTTAAATTGCGGAAAAAGTTAGATTCTATTGGCGTTAATAAATTAAATGAATTGTTTAGTGAACAATTTACAGAACAGATATATAACTTTACAGACTTACTTTCAAACATTCAAAAAAGAGGACAAGTTGCTGCTAACTTTAGTGGAACAGCACAAGCCAATGAAGCTTTGGGTTTTTGGAATGAGATTTTTAGTAACCCTCCAAGAGCTATACTTGGTAAGTTGGCTAACTTCTTAACTTTTGGTGGTGCAGTTACTCCAGGATCAAGGACTCAAAGATTTTTTACTGAACCTTCCTTTCAAGATGCAACAGGGATAGGTCAACAATCTCTAAGAGCTTTGGGCAGAGCTTCACAACAACTTGCCTCAAGAAAAGCAGAAGAGCAAAGACGATAAATAATCGTGGTATACGGCCCACGCAAAACTCATAAGACCGTAGACAAAGGAAAGCTGAATGAATCTTAGTCCAGTAAAAAGTTGGGCAACGGGTGAGACGTTAACTGCGTCGGATTTAAACGCAGAATATCTCAACATATATAACCATACCATAACAACATCAGACATGAACCAAACTACTGATTATGTATTTGGTGGAGTTGTTGTTGGTTCGGGTATTACTTCTCCAGACGGAGAACTACATGTTCACACAGCCAGTGCGGGATCAGTCGCTGCTTCAGGAGACGGTGACGAGTTAGTCCTTGAGAATAGTTCGACTACGGGTTTGACTATTTTTTCTGGAACATCTGGAGCGGGTAATATTTTCTTTGGTGATTCTGGTGATAATGATATTGGTAAGATTAGTTACTCTCATTCCTCTAACGCACTAACATTCACTACCAATACAAGTACGGCACTGGTATTAAGTTCGTCACAACAAGCGACCTTTTCTGGTTTAGTTACTGCTAATGTTGGAGCGGAGGTTAAAAACGGAGCTACCAGTGCGGGGTTTGTAAAGTTTTACGAAGATAGCGACAACGGATCTAATGCGGTTACGTTAATTGGTCCCGCTTCTACTGCTGATGTCACTCTGACGTTACCTGCTTCTACGGATACACTTGTAGGAAAAGCAACTACTGATACGTTAACCAATAAGACGTTAACTTCCGCAGTATTGAATACTGGAGTTTCTGGAACAGCGGTATTAGATGAAGATAACATGGCCTCTGATTCTGCTACGAAACTTGCAACACAACAATCTATTAAAGCCTATGTTGATGCCTCGGGTTCGGGAACGATTGGTGGAACTTTAGGCTCTACAGACAACGCAGTTCCTCGTGCAAACGGAACAGGAGGAGCAACTCTCCAAGCAAGTTCGGTTTTGATTGACGATTCAAACAATATTACGGGAGTCGTTAACCTTACTGCGTCAGGAGAGTTGGACGGTGCGACGTTAGATATATCAGGTGATGCCGACATAGACGGGACTACGAACCTTGATGCAGTAGATATCGACGGAGCAACTCAAATCGACGCGACGGTAACCGTTGGGGTTGATGATACTGGTTACGATGTAAAATTCTTTGGTGCTACCAGTGGTTCGTCGGTTCTGTTTGACGAGTCAGCCGACGATATGATTCTAACCAATTACGGGTTAGCGGTAGGAAGCGATGCTACTGGAGATATTTATTATCGAAATTCTTCTGGGTTCCTTGCTCGACTTGGTAAAGGAACTGCGGGACATTTCTTAAAGCAAGGATCATCTATACCTGAATGGTCGGCTGTTAGTGGAAGTGGGGTAGGCGACTTTAGTGGTCCTGGCTCGTCAACTTCAAATGCCGTTGTTCGTTTTTCGGGGACGGGTGGAAAGACGGGACTAAATTCTGGAGTCACTATAGACGATAGCAATAATGCCACAGGATTTGCAAACGTTACGTTGAGCGGTGAATTAGATGCAGGGTCGTTAGATGTTTCAGGCGATGCAGATATCGACGGGACGTTGGAAGCGGATGCAATTACTTTAGGAGGAACCGCATTAGGATCATTGTATTCACCTATTGCAGGTTCAAGTTCAATCGTTACTACAGGTGCTCTTAACTCTGGAAGTATTACTTCTGGATTTGGCAATATCAACATAGGCTCTTCAACAATTACAACTACTGGGGCGTTGGCTTCTGGAGCAACTACTGTTACAGGAACATTGGCAGTCGGTAACGGAGCAACATCAGCAGGTAAAATTGAAATATACGAAGACACAGATGACGGAGCACATAAACTTACGCTTACAATACCTGCATTAGCAGGTGACGTAACGCTCACGTTTCCTAATACTGACGGTGATGCAGATCAAGTTTTAACGACAAACGGATCTGGAACATTATCGTGGGCTGATGCAGGTGGTGGAGCCTACGATGATTGGACAGTAATTACAGATTCTGCGACAGTAGCAACTAAAGCACAAGTTATTTGCAACAAAGCAACAGCAATGACAGTAACATTGCCGAGTTCTCCGTCCGCAGGTAATACAGTAACAATAAAAAATTGCGGTGCAGGGGTCGTAACCGTAGGACGTAACTCGCAAAAAATAAACAGTGAATCTGCTGATGGAACATTATTTACGGACGTTGGAATACAGCTTGTGTACGTAAATGCTACTATTGGTTGGACAACATTATAGGAGATTACAGTAATGGCAATATTAGGAATTAAAGGCGGTACAGACGGTATCCCAAATATGATTTTTACAACAGGCGAAACATGGTCGCCAAATAAGACAGTGCAAGCCTATGTTTATGTGGTAGGTGCAGGTGGATCTGGAGCAGGTGGTGGTTCTAATTCCAACTATGGTTTTAGCGGAGGTGGAGCAGGTGGCTGTGCTGTAAGTTTGTTGAAATTGACGGCAGGAGTCACGTATACGGCTGTAATTGGAGCAGGTGGTGCTTATGCAGGTGGCAGTAGTCAACAAGCAGGGAATGCAGGGGGTAATACAACATTTAATGGTAGTGACATAGACATAATGACAGGAAATGGTGGATCGGCAGGGGCTATAGCATCAGGTGCAAGTGCAGGTTCCGCTTCTGGAGGAACTGCATCTGGTGGAAACTTAATGAACAATACTGGTGGTGCAAGTCTTGCCAGTGGTGCAACTCGTCAAGTGTCTGGAGGTGGTGCAGTTGGACTCTGGGATACAGGCAGACAAGGTACGACAGTGGCAAGTTCCAACGATTGGGCTGATGGTGGAAATCTGTCAGGCCCACCTGTAGATGCCTATCCAACTGATGTAAGGTACGGTGATGATGCGTTTGTGGCAGG